TTATAATACAATAAGGTTATCTACTTTGTAAATAAATCTATTCTCATCACCTGCTCCCCATTTATTGACATACGTCATTGCTAGCAACATCCATGGCTGACCTAATTACGAAAGTCTTCTGTTCTCTCAAAGCGGATCCCGAGCATTTAGATAAGGCCGTCAAGTCTTACTTTCCATCACGTTCAGGTGCAAGCCGCTTCTTACACGGGCGAATCATCATCAACTCCAGTGCTGTTAATGAAGAACGTCACCCTCCCCAGCACTTCCACCTCTTCCGCCGCAGCGCCTTCTATCGCTTCGCCATCTTCCGTGATTAAAGCCCGACCCATGACCCGAGCAAACTGAGTGCGACCGCCGGACAAAATCAGCAGAACCTGATTCTGTACCAGCCTGGTGCACGGTTCGATAACAGCGAACCCGGATGATGTTTCCATTATGCGAGTGTCAATGCCAACGCCGCAGATCAGCTCCGGCGTTAGGCGCCGCTCGACATAGTCCGTTGCCGGTGAAGGAAACCCCATTACAGACCTCCGTTCGGGTTGTAGAGCATGAAGGTTCTGGCCTGCCCCTCACTGGTCGAAATGTCTTTGAAGGTCGAAACGTGGCTTTCTATCCACTCGTTCGCCTCCTTTAATGACCAATCCCAGTTAGCACGGGCCAGATGCTTAACGAAGTCCTCGGAAGTTACAGTGCGGCGACCGTTTGGTTCATGATTTATCGCTGTGTTAAAGGCAGTTTCGATATCATTTTGGCGTGGCATAATTCCCCCTTATTATTTTACTGTTTATATATACAGTACTTTTAAAAGGGTTGCAGATCAAGGAGGTTTACACAACCGGCTGTTCGGGCCAGGTAATCTCAGGAGCGCTGGAAACGTCTGTCGCTTCAAGGGCATCCAGATAATCGAGCCACGCGTTGTATTGCGCCAACTCTTCCCCTTTTAACCGCCCAAGCACGGCTTTACCGGGCCACTGCTTGCCGTTCATGTGGTCGTTCGCTGAATCAATGCGGTACTGCTTTTCAGCCTGGGCCTGCGCAACAACCTCTTCATGCGTGGGTGGAGGTACATCTCCCCACGCGGGAAGCCCGTCATTTCCGGGAACCCGGCAAATTCCAGCAGGAGGAGATGCCATGAACTCACTGGCGACTTTGTCGCTTACTTCCACGCCATCATCCGGCCATGTCCCGGATCGCTCATAATCACTTTTCAGAGAGAAAGGGTAAAAGGCGTTATTTACTGCACTATAAATATAATTGCCCATATTAATCATTTCCCGAATGCAAAATATTGGCCGCCTTCACCAGCGACGTTTACCCAGCCGGTGAATCCAGTTAAGGTTTTGTTTTTATACCCCCACATGTTACCGGTACTAAATCCGGCATCAGAAACAATCACCTGCGCCACCTCTGTAGGGAATGGGATAGGAAATGTAACGGCCCTTGATGTAACCCCGGTAAAGTCTATAGTCCCGTACTGAATAATAAGGCTGCCGAGCTTGTACCAGCCTGTGCCATAGGTAAACCCAAGGTTAGAAAGCGCCGCTGTGATAGCAGCTGCGCCATCAGATTTAATATCTGCGAAAGGGTTGGCGCGACTTAAAAGTAATTTTCGTAATGCCGTGAGCATCTGGTCACGTTTGGACTTATCGAGAGCCAGCCCTGCCGCTTCGACTACCGCAACCAGCTCCTCCTGTAGCATGTCAAAATAATCATCATCAAGATCGGTAGCTGGCGTCCCTGTCTGCGGATTACCCCGGGTAAAGCCATTTTTTCCCGCGCCGAACTTATCTTTCTGCGCAGTAGGTGTGTCAATACGATGCATAGTTTCTCCGGTTACGGATATTTGAAAAGTACGTAGGTATGGGACGGGCAGAGTTTACTGATCACGCATTCCGCGACCGTATCACCCCAGTAACGAACCGGGGTGTCGCAGTCATCAGTACACGTCATCCAGGTAGCATCCGTTGAGGACGGCATGTTGACCTGCCAGTAGTAACGCCATTCAGTTGAATACACGGCTTCGGTACAGGCAGAGGTACATCTGAACGGCCCCTTGTTGTAGCGGGTGATCGTCGCCCCTGGCTTGCCCAGGGCAGCAAGCTGGTCGAGGTAAAACCTCTCGTTAATACCACCGATTAAATTGACCTTTGCGTCCAGCCTGCTCTGGCGCTGCAGCAGCGTTTGTGTCCCCGCCGGGATACATTCATCAGGCAGGCCGCAGCAGGTTTCCCAGCGGTTAATCAGCTCGGTGGTTGTGCGCGGATCTAATTCCAGCATCAACTCATCGGCGCGCTGGTGAGCCCGCCGCAGCGAGGGAGCTGCGCCGATAATTGCCGGATCGTCAACTGACCATGCAGGACCAGGCGGCAGCAGGGCTGACATCAAATGGATGTAGTCGTCATCGGTCACGTCCATGCGAGCGTCCCCAGTATGGCCAGCTCATTTTTGGCGATCGATATACTGGCTGTCGGGGCCACCAGAACATGGCTGTGCTCGCCTGCTGCAATGGAAATAGCCTCGTTTATTCGTGAGATTTCGAGTTCACCTTCCGGGTATCCGTCTCTCAAAAGAAACGAGCGTAACTCCGCCGTCACTGCCGCACGGACTTCTGGCGTGTCAGGTGTCAGGCGTATTCTGAAATTGACGTTATGGCCGACGGGTGCGAACGGATACAGATCAGCGCCGGCAACAGGGGCAAGCGGGGCGATGTGGGCTTTTACTGCTGCAACAGTTGCTGCGTCTGGAATGGGGTTGACCGGATCATCGCTGGCCACCATCACGCCCACCGTACCAGCCCCCATCCAGTGCCTGTAGGTCCACGCCCGGGTGATGCCCGGCACTTCTTTGGCCCACACAATATAATCGCCGTCCCCACCACCCAAAGGGGTCCAGTAGTAACGCTCCAGCACCCGGGCGCGCCAGGTTTCCAGATCCTCAATATCAAACCCACCAGCAACAGAGTCAGCTACGCCTGAAGACGGCAGGCCATTAACCGGCGTCACCAGATAAAGCGCGGCGCCATCGTCAATTTCACCTACGTTGCCGGTGACACTGCACACGATAGGCACGCGCAGAACGCCGCCTGCACTGGTCGCGTCTGCCGTGGTGGTGTACTGGATCAGGTCGTCGCGTTGAATCACCGCGCCAGCCTTTACCGTAATGCCGTTTGTTACGCCATCCCAGCGCATAAATCCTGCTGACGCTGTAGGGCTTTTTCGGGGGCAGCGCTTCATGGCCGCATGCCTTTGCAGCCAGGCTTCATCGCACTTATCCGGCAGCATGTTCAGCGCCAGGTAATCAATGTAGCCATACACGGTATGCAGCGCGGCCGCATACACTTTCGCCCTCACGTCTTCATCCATACGCCTGATGGTGTCGCTCGCGTCCAGGCGGGAAAAAAGGTCGGTGCGGAGCATGCTGATATTTTCTGCCAGCGTCGGGCGCTGGAATTCGCTGTCAGCCATTTGTGATCGCACTCCATAGATCGTCAAAAGAAATAGTGGTGGGCTGGTTGTAGCGCCACAGCGTAATGCTGTTACCCAGTTCGTTAATGCCAGTACGCTGAATGAGGAGGTCAATCCTGGAAACAACGCCGTCGTCGATCATCCACTGCAGTGCTTCGTTGATATACGTCCTGGCGACAAGGGCTGTCTGGTTCGTCAGCTTTTGACGCTGGAGCAACCAGAGGCGCGAACCGTACCGGTCGTTCTGTACGGCAGGCCAGGTATCGCCCCACCACCCGTTAGGCTGATCGGCATTGTCATCCGGTTGTGCGCGGCGCCAGGTGAAAAGAGAAATCACAACAGAGCGGGTGAGTAAATCGAGAGGGGCATTCGCTGAAACGCTTACCCCGTTTACGGTTAGCCACAGGTCCATATTTACGTCCCCATTTGTTTGTCCGGCACGTCTGTGCTGTTACCGTTTTCTTTGTGTCTATGGCCGTTGTAGGCAAGACGCATTTCCGCCATCGTCAGTCCGGTTGTGTCGCAGTGGTCCTTGATCTGGCCTGTCGATTCGATGTCCATTTCGAACCGCGCTTTCGGCGCGTTCATGAAGGTAATGGGCTTTCCGGCGCCGTTCACGACGATACCGGTCCGCGTCAATGTGACCGACTGTCCCAGATCGTCATAAATGGCGACTTCACCTTGCTTAAGAGACCGGATGCGATAGCGGCGATCGGACACGGTGACCGCAACAGCATGGGAGCGATCGGCATCAGGAAACAGAACCAGAGCTTCAGCACCCGGATTCGCATGTGAGGTAAACCCGTAAGGCTCAAGATGCTCAATGCCACCCTTCTTCTCACCCGCGAGTAGTTCAACATCCACAGCCTGACATTTTGAATCAGGCTTAACGCTTCCCACGACCGCGCGCCGAATCAGGTTAAGCAGCTGCCGCTGCAATTGTTGAAAGTTACCCATCAGAAAGGAGCCTCCTCAGCTTTTTTATTCTTCCGCTGTTTAGGATCGGCAGGTTCCGGCAGATACGCATCAGGCGGCCCGACGCGCAACTCGGTGATCGTGCCGTTGCTGTCTTTGGTGAACAACACCTCGGAAATCAGCAGTTCACGGTTGTTAAACCCACAGACGGGATCAAAGACGATTACCCGCTGGTTAGGTTGCCAGAGAGAACCGTCACCCTGGCGCCACCCCCACACGGTGTACGTTGTTTCATCAGTGCGGGCGGCGCGCTGGCGCGCTTCGAAATCAGCGCGGGCGATGCAGCTTGCACCTGTCGCCTGGCCTGTCTGCTGAACAGCCATTGGCCGGTACCGCCCGATCCCGGCATCTTCGGTCTTCGCCCGGAGAGCCGTTGTGGTGGCTGCGCCAAAGTCTTCATCATTCCCGGCTCTCTGCCCGGATACCTGATACGTTGAAAAACGGTCCCTGATACTTTTTTCGGTATCGCAGGAAAGGATGTTCTGGCCGAGAACGAGCGCGGTATGCGCTCGCGTCGACCCAACTCCACCAATCACCAGCCGTCCCACTGGATCGTCATAAGCCAGCACCTGTTGCTGACCCAGCATCTTATTCAGCACCTCGATAACCGTTTCGCCGTGATCAGGCTGCACGCCCGGGATAACGTCAGCAGGTGCGCCGGAATTAACGACTTCAATACCAAACGGCTTTGCCAGCGCGGCGGCCACCTGAACCAGAGACTGTCCGTTGAATTGCGTCGGTTCTGCGGCGCAGTCGATCAAATCTGCTGTCAGGCTGCGCCCGCTGATTCCAACACTGACAGAGCGTGCGTCGTAGCGAACAGGGGTTGCCTCGACCCAGCCAGTGATCACCAAATCGGTGCCAATCAAAACTTCGACCCGGTCGCCACCTTTCACTTTCAGTGAGAGGGTGTCACCGTTCTCGCCTGGCCACTGCCTGGTAATTTCGACGCTGAAATCCCTCGCCAGCCGTTCAACACCTGCGCCAATCCTGACTGATGTCCAGCCGCCCCACTCCCTGCCATTGACCCTCAGAGTAACGTTGTCATCCATAATCAGGCCCAGACGCGAGCAGGGGTTTTAGGGTTCACGGCGAATCCGTTTAAGCTGGGTAAATCGAGATCGTCGTTAATAACGCGGAGATTGACGTGGTAGCCGGGTTCGGTGACGTATTCAACGGACTCTGCTTCGCCGGTACTGGTAGTAATAACGCCCACCACATCCAGGCAGATATCAGGGTGATATAAACCGCCCTGCTCTTCATCAGATTGAAAACCGAACGCAATTAATTGCTGTTGGGCCTCTTCCTTGCTGGAGAAGCGCAGATAAAAATCTTTCATCAGCGGAGTCCTCTGATTTGAATGTCAGATAAAAGGCGGTGCCAGATACGGAAATTGCGAATGTGGTAAACAATGTTCGGATGGCTCTGTATATTAATGCTCGTTGGCCTGGATGTTGGCGTGGTCGGTGCACGCGTCACGCTATTTGTTTTCCCGTCAAAATATATGGTGTTCGTGTTGTCGGTGTCGATGGACTGTACATAAACCTTTGGTTCAAACGGATATGTGATTGCTACTAATGGGCCACTCCCGCCAATAAATGAGAAAACGGTGGTTGATCCTGCCCTGAATATAATATCGTTATTGGCACCGTCCACCAGAATAAGATCAGCATATCCACTATTAGGCGTAGCATATCTGTTTACGGCAATTTCGAATGCCAGTGTCCTGTTGAACGCATCCCCGAGTAGTTGGTATCCAGCATTACCAGACGGTTGTAATGAGAGTTTATTAGCGGCTCTTGTTACAGCTGAGGCTGCTGTTGGAATATAACTGGTCATCACTGGCACGGCCTCTAGTTGCGCGCCCCAGACATATAAACCTGATACACCGTCCCCGGTGTAACTCGAAGAAAGCCCATTCGCTAATTGAAGTCGAATAACTGCACTCTGGCTGGCCGCAGCGGTAAATGTCATCCAGACGCGATAAAAACCATTACTGAGAACTTCGAATCCTCGATCAACAAACTGAGCACCATTACCATTCCCAGCCCAGGCACCTGTTACAGGGTCAAAGAAGACGCCCGACGTGCTACCGGAAGCAACACGAAGGTATAAGTTGCGCGGACTCGTGTGAGCTTTTACGAAAACCGAATAGCAATAGGTTGTTCCTGCTGTTAACGTAATATTACGGTCTTGCGAATAGTGTTCAGAATTATTAGTGTCCTCAACTAATAACGCCATCGTTTTATCGCCACGAGGAGAGTCACCGGCGTTATTTGTAGTGGTGATACGCTGGCCTGCACCCCACTGTTCAGAGTAAGTATATAGGTTTGAACTAGCACCCTCTAGTAATAAACCTTCACGTTCAAAACGAGGCTCATTAATAGCAGCAGTTTGAAGCACGCCAGATTTATCGATGTACGTCCCCGTCGTTGAGCGGGTGAACGCCATCGACTTCGTGGGCAAAGGATAACTGGTGCCCGCCACTGTGATTGTGTCCGCTGGCGCGATCCCGGCCAGCAGGCGAAGGTCATCATTGAGCGGTGCCCACACATCAGGGAACGGCGCATCCACGTATCCGGTGGCCGCCGCCGAGTTCGCAGCATCAGCTGCGCTTTGGGCGGCTGACTGCTGCGCGGCCTGGGCTTGCTGAGCTGCAGCTGAGGCCTGCGCTGCGGCCTGTGCGGGTTTAACTGTGACTGCATCGACAGCGCGCTTCAACCTTTCGGCCAGGCTCGGCTGTGCCGCGCCTATAGGCATTTCGACCACCGTTCCTTCCGGCTCAGTCAATACTTTTTCAAATGCCGTAACGGCCGCATTCAGGCGGTTAACCGATGAATCGGCTTCAGTAAACTGGGACATGCTGACTCCTAAAATCCTAATGAACAGGCTTTCTCTACCGCGATCGCCCATCTCAACCAGTCGCTGGTCCTTGCCGTATAAAGCTGGTCCTGTTCAACTTGTTGGTTTACCCGCCACGCCAGCTGGCGCGTCGACAATTTAAGCGGCTGCAAGGGTACGAATCCGGGGTGCGCAATACCGTTGCGCTGGACAATTTCACCGGCGCGGCTGGCGTCGTCGTAGATACGCGCCGCCAGAACGACGGCAGGCTCTATTCCCACGGGCAGTACCGTTACGGTTCTGTCTGTCTGCCTGAGACGTTGCGTCAGGTCGGCATTCAGATCTGCCTTTAGACGGCGCAGTGCAGTGAAAACACGATCGTCAGTCGTCCGCTCCATCTCTTTCACGATTGCCTGGTTCAGGGTGTCGCGAACTACAGTGAGTTCATCCCACGACGGAGCATCAGGAGTGACGGTGTTTGTTGGCGCGTTGCTCAGCGCAGGGTGAGAGACATTGGCCACTATTGCAGCACTCTGACCGGAGGAGCCGGCAGCTGTCACAGCTGCCGGAGCGGGTAGTTTCGTTACTGTGTAAACCGCCTCGCTTAAGGCTGTAGTACGGATCGCGCTCGCAACATGGTTTCGCTGCTCTGTTTTGGATCTGGTGCTCTGGCTGTCGGTTTTCCACACTCCCCTGGGCGCCAGGTCTTTTCCAAGGCTGATGCCCGAAAGAGCTTTCGCCATCGTGATCAGATCGGCAGAGTTACCGTACAGCCGGTTGCCCGTTCGCCACATTTTTTGCAGCGACTCAATAAAGCCCTTCCCTGATGACGGAGGAGGCAGCAGCACCGAAATATCACCCTGGAGAAGACGAGCTCCAGCAGACACGCCATCGTCGATCATCTTCATGGCGTCTGAGACGTAGCCAACCATTCCACTGGCCTGCCCAATAACGTCCTGCTGCACAAAATCAGCCATGCCATCCATGCCAAACCCGTCGAACGCATCACTGATGCAGCTGTCCAACACGGAGCATGAGGATCCGAGTATCTGGGCAGTTGCCGCACCTGATGTCGGGTAAGCCAGTTCACCGGCCTCGACGAACCGGAGGTCAAAGCGGACCACGCGGCCCTCTTCCTTTCTTGTGCTGACCCTGATCTCACCATCAACACAAACGCTGAGTTCACCAAAAGTTGGATGAATCAGCGTGCCGGGACCCGGTTTATTCAGCGCCTCCCTCAGCGCATCGCGCTGTTCGAAACAGTCATCCCCGACCACATAAGCTGTAATGGACGCGCGGAACGTGGCCTTACCGAGGTCTTCTGTATACGGTTTGTCACGATTGGGGTATTCGTGGGTTTCAACCCGGCGCCCGCCGGTGGAGTCTTCATCCTCAAATTTGAACGGGACGCCGCGAAACGAGGCGTTTTGCAATCGGTCTTTCCACGCCATACCATCTCCAGAAATAAAAAACCCGCCGGTTGGCGGGTTTGGTTTGTTGAGCTAATTTTATTTCGTTAAATAAAGTGAGCGGGCATAAGCCTCTTCTTGACTATTGATGAAGCTCTTAACATTGTTATCAACAAATGTCTTGATGTTAGTACCTTTCTGCATTGGAATTTCTTTTTGCTTTAACGTTAAAGTAAACAATGGTTGGTGTTCAGTTGAATATTTTACAGCTGAAATGAGTTCTAATCTTGAATCGTCAGTCACGCTAAGTGTATCAGCGGTCAGCTGTTCATCTGATTTAGCTCTTCCGGAGTTGATTAATTTTACAATTTCCTGAATTTTGCTATCCAAATCTTCTGAATATGTTTCAGGATTTCCTTCTGAAATAAGAATCTGCTCCCCTTCCTTAAAAATCAACTTTACGCTAACCAATTTATTTTCTTTATAAACATCACCTAGTTTAACGGAGCCACCGGATAAGGGAACAATGTGTTCGTTCTTAAACGATACGTTGCCTGAAATAATTAATGCTGAAAAAATTGCTGCTGCGCCGAGGATTAAACTAGAACCTATTAATTTACTCATAATTAACTCTTTTGATTAGAATTGCGTCAATTGCTATAGGATTTGCAACGACCAATACAATACTACTCACTAATCACTCATGCCAGTTTTCCCGATTCTGGTATAACCCACGTCATGATTTACATCAATTCCTGATGATCGACTGTCTGTCACGCTCATTCCTTGAGGGGCATCTTTAAACTGAACCGTGATAGTTCCTTGTGATTTTGTTGTTCCTCCCTGCTGGATTTGGTAAGGGTTGTAGCTTTGGCTTGAAACACCAGTTCCATAAGCACCGTGACCACCGGCCCCCCACTGTGCTGCATTGGCTGCAGCCACTGTTTCACTGGCACCATCGGTAAACCACTCAATTATAGGTTTTAGCTTCGCCCACATATCCTGGAACCATTGCACAACCGGTCCCCAGTTATTGATGACCATACCGAGAGGCGTCCAGCTGAAAACCTTCTGAAATAATGCCCATCCTGCATCGAAGTAAGGACTGAGCGTTTCCCAAAGTTTTTTAAAATAAGGACCAATTGCATCCCAGTTTGCAATGATCAGCCCGGCAGCAAGAGCTATTCCACGGACGATAAGCCCAACCGGAGAAGCACTAGCGACGAATGACATCACTTTTAAGGCTACACTGGCCCCCATCACTGCCAGCTTAAGCGTTGTAAAACCGACAGCGGCACCCAGCAATGCCCTTACCATCCCCGGATTCCGGGATACAAAATCCGTCACCTTATTAATGAGGGGCATCATTCCTCTGACGCTGGCGTTAATTTGGGGCAACAGCGCATTCCCCAAAGCAACACCAGCATGTGTAGCCTGGTTGTTGAGTAATTGCAGCTGGTTAGCCGTAGTCGCCGCACGCGCTTCATATTCCTTTTGCATCGAGCCGGTATACTGCGATGCGTCGCCAACCATATTGAAGTTTTTCTTCAACAGATCCAGGTTGGCCAACAGGGGAGCTATTGCCCCCATTGACTCCTTGCCAAATAACACATTAAAAGCGGCAACCTGGCGGGTTTTATCAAGTTTAGAAATTTGCTGCAGGACAGTAAGCATTGTGCCCTGCGCATCTTTCTGCATAGACGCAGCCAGTTTTGTAGATGACAGGCCAAGCTCTTTCATACCAGCCTGCTGCTGTTTAGTGGCGCTTTTGCCGGCAGTAAGGGCGACCATGAAATTCTTGATACCTGTTGCTGCTACCTCCTGTTCAACGCCCACTCCAGCCATTGTCGCACCAAGAGCGGCGATTTGACCCGATGTAACTCCAGCGATAGATCCAAGCGGACCTATCCGGGTAACGATGTCGGAGATTTGCTGCGCGTTCGCAGCGCCATTGTTGGACAGATAGTTAATTTTATCCGCCAGCGCCACAACCTCGCCCTGAGTCATTTTGAACGAAGTTCGCCACTTCGCCATCATGTCGCCTGACTGATCTGCTGACTGGTCAAACGCAACACCCATTTTCAGGGCATCTTCAGCAAATTGTTTAAGATCCTGCTGGGCAATGCCCGCCTGTCCGCCAGCGGCAACCAGTTTTGCTATATCACTGGCCGCCATTGGCAGGCGATCGGACATTTTTAAGATGTCCTCTCCCATTTCGGCAAACTGCTTAGGGGTATCAAAATCCACCACTTTGCGTACGTCTGCCATCTGGGACTCAAATTCAATCGCAACTTTAGCTCCTGCAATAAATGGAGCGGCTAAAGCCCCGCCACCCACCAGATCTCCAACAGAGAAATCCGCCAGCCCGCTGGACTTAATCCCCTTCTGAAAACCTTTAATCTTCTTCTGCATTGAGGACAACGCAGGAGACAGCTTATCAACCCCGGTGATCAGGGCTTTCAGTTCAAATTCAGCCATTGGATTCTCTGTTGATGCGGTTGGCCTGGGTGGCGAGGAGCTCTAACGCCGAGAATGGCTCGGCGAGTAGATCGATGGGATTTATTTTCCAGTACTTCGCGCAGTCGAAGTAATGATTCAGGAGTTCTCCGGCGCTGACGTCCCGAGGAAAAAACCAGCCACGTCCCAGCTGATGCTGTTCAGATCCGCAGGGGACATCGCGTCAACTGAACTCAACGGGATACCTGCCAGCCGGGAAACATATTTAGCAATTACCCCTGCATCAAGTTTGATGCCCGCGTCGCCGGTTGTGACGTACGGGAAGCCAAGCTCGCGTACGTCCTTCCCGGTAGGCTCGCGAAGCTCGAGCACATACAAATCCTCGCCGTGTGCCCGCACTGCGGTTGTAAGCTGAATCTCTTTCATTACTGATAACCTCCCTCTTCACCGTGGAATTCGAGGTCAGCGGTGCCTTCCTCTGCGTTGTGGTTTGCCTCGCCATGCAGCCAGGCAGATGACAGTACATAGACCTGACCATTCGCCAGCTCAGCGGTGATCGTCATCTGGTCTGAAGTCGTCACTTTGTTGACCGGAAACTCTTTCGGTACCTTGAAGGTGCCCTTCACATAGGGCGCGCGGTGAGTCTCCTTACGGTCGACGTCACCGGCCATGCCAATGAGGTCATCGTTGATCGTGGTGTTCATTGGCACCTCGATACCACCGGTCAGCGACAGCTGCTGACCGTCAATCTTGAAGTAACACGTACCAGCAATGCGCGCCATTATGCGCTCTCCTCTGCATACTGAAGACGGAACTGGTTAAGCAGCGCGAACACTCGCAGCTGGTTAACGTAATCAGGTGGGTACAGCACGTTGATGCGGGACGGGTCATTTGTATCGCGCTCAACAATCAGGTGCGCTTTAAACAGATCGAAGTTTTCGACGATCCCCTCGCGCTCCATCTGTCGATACGTCGACAGCAGTTCCCCTTTGATCACCGCCGGAGTGACAATCGCCTGGCCGGGGCCGAAGCGGGTTCCGTCGTTCGCCAGCTTATGGCGCCCGTACTTACTGGTGATCACCGTCTTCAGGCGGCGCAGGACATATGCGCTGGTATGCAGCGTTTCACTGTCCAGGTAGCTGTTATCGGCCACGCCATAAGCGTTTTTCTTATAGGTGGTGATGTCACGCTGAATGCGCAGCACGCCACCTTCGGTGTAGGCCGTCGCGATCCCGTGCGTTAACAGGGATTGCTGCTCGGTCTTGATGAAGCGTTTACCGCTCGGGGGTGGCAGCATGCCCACCAGTTCGCCGGTCTGCGTCGGACGGGCCGGGTCGACACGCAGGAATACTGCAGCGCGGGCGGTGCGGCTGGCCGCCAGCTCGTCAGCACAGGACTGCACCGTTTTTTCGTACCCGGCGATCGTCAGGTGGGGGTCATTGAACGTGTCACCCGCGGTAATCAGATCGCTTACAACGGCAATTTTTGCGGTGTAGACGTGGCCGTAAATCTGGCGTAACCAGCTCCAGCGCCCGCTGGTATCGTTCATTTCCTGGCTGATGGTGTTAACTGACGCCGTGTCGCTAAACGGATGGCCGATATAATCGAAGGCCTCATCCCCCATCGCCGCGATTGTTCCGGTCAGTACTGGCGCGCCGGTACCTGAGGCACCAGTAGCAATCGCAATATTGACGCCAGATGGCAGGGACTCGCCACCGCTAAAGCCGTAGTAGTTCAGCGTTACCGGGATGTCGTTTGCCCAGGTGCCCTTATGGCGCGCCGTCAGCGTCACCACACCTGCGGCAGCAGCGGCAGTGTATGGCGTGCGCCCGTCAGCAGTAATGGCGCTGGCAATGGATGCGGCAATTGCGGCCACTGCATCACTTGCACTGACGGCCGCCTGAATGCGGCGGTTACCGATATAAAGCGATACCACGCCAGCAGCCAGGGCAGAGCCTGTTACCGTCAGGGTGACCGTCGCTGCCGTTCCGGTCGGTTCCGGCACAGCGATAACCCAGAGTTCGCCGAAGGGGTCGGTTTTACGGTACGCCTCGGCCATGCGCGCCAGCTGGCTGCCAGCGCCAGCGACCCGAACCGCGTAATCGGCGGTCGGCATGAAAACCAGCTGGTTGGTGGCGATGCTGGAGCCCGCGTTGGCATGGCCGATTAGAAGCGAAGGGGCGCTGGTCTGGGCTGTATTCGCCGCGCTGTTGTCCATCTCCGCATAAAACAGCGGAACGCGGAGATCAGACGGAATGGTGTTCATCGATACTGTCATTTAGTGCTCGCCTTATTTTCCGGTTCGCCGCCTTTCACCGGCTGAACAATTGCAATATCTCCGTCGATTTCCCGACGGTACCAGTACTGGCTCTCTTCAACGTTTCGCCCTTCCTCAGGCAAAAGGTCGCCTCTGAGCGGGTCATGGACTGACCGCCCTTTTTTGGGTTTTACAAACATGGTTTTCCTCAGGTGGGAAGGTTGATTTCAATGTGGTGTTCGATTTCACCGTCTGGCCCGTGGCCCGGATCGATAAAATCGACATCAATGGACAGGGTTTTGAACTCATTCAGCGCGTTCAGATCGTCCTGCTGCCGGGTGTCGTCTTCTGTCAGTTCAGACTCAACGACGAAGTCGAACTGATAACTCAGCTCGTGACGGTTCACATCCAGCAGCGTGCCGCCGTCATAGGTGATGGGGTTGCCGTATTCTTCCGGGTTCCAGCCCAGCAGCGCTTTAAAGAGTGCCTGGCGAACTTCATGCACCACATCAAAGGAAGCAAACTGGCCGCGTTCGTCACGGCTGTTACTGACGAACACAATTACGGAGAAACCCTCGCGCAGCGTCTGCCAGTAATCTGTCTGGCTTTTTTGTTCCCCCGGCGAATCATCGCCCGGTACCACATAGGCCGCGGGCAGCAACATCTTGCCGACCTCAGGCAGATCCTTAAACTGCGCGGCACCGGCCACCCGGTTCTGAAATAAAGGGCAGCGGGCGCGCAGGCTGGCAATAACTGGTGTCAGTTTCATCAGCGGCGTTTCTCCGGCTTGAGTGAGAGGCGCAGCTCGCGCGCCAGGTAGTAGCGCGTCCAGGGGCTGTTTTTCTGAAGCGTTTCGACCATGAAGTTGTTACGCGGTGCCAGCCGCCAGCCACTCCCCCCGGATGCACCCCGGTGGTGGCCACGCCGACGCTTGGCGCCGCCCCGCACACCGTAGAACAGAAACGCCGGGTAAAAGTCGCCGGTGATGAGCCGGTTGCCCTGCCCGTTTCTCTGGTTTGGCGCGATACGTGTCATAAATCCCGGCCGGTTCCTGCTGGCCCTTGGCACCATATAGCCGATGGATTTTGCCAGTCGGCCGCTCTGGTACCCGGGGTTTTCGCCAGGCTCAGACCGTCCCCGTTTCATCACCAGGCGTCGGGCGTCCCGCATGTGGCGCTGGCCGATATGGACGAAGGCCCGGCGGACGCGCGCCCGGTTGAAGCGCATCTCTTTGGGCTGCTGAATATCAACGTGAAAAAAGGGAGTTGCCATTACCGTTCCCTCCGGTTGTCGCTGGCTCGGCACCAAGCTCGGTACACTCGAGCAGCAGGTAACGCCGCTTACCGTTCAGATCGCGACCCCGCCTGACGCGGTACACCTGTTCACCCTGCACCACTTCAAAATCACTCGTGATCCCGCGGCGCCAGCGCACAGTGATGTAGTGCGTGATCGCGTTGTCGGTCTGAGCCGTTTCCTGGTAAGTGGTTGCACTGGTCTGGACAACCTTTGCCCAGACCGGATAAGACTCGGGGTAATCAGGACGGGTACCGAGATCGGCTGCGGGAACATCGACCCGTTTACGAAGCAGCACCCGTTTATCCAGCTCACCCGGATCGGGTAGCAGGTAAGTCGCGCTGGTTTGCGCCTGGCGAAGTTTCATAGCGGTATGAACCGGTAGGGGCCGACAAGCCAGGTGAATGACAGCGGCATCTCTGTTTTTTCGACTTCTGAAACAGATGAGCGGTTTTCGTAAAAGTGGGTGGCCAGCAGCAGCATCCCCAGCCGGATATCGTCCGTCATAACCAGCCCGTCAGGATCGGTATCCGGGACGCCAGCATCTGCTGCATACAGAGTCCGATTAAGAAAGTTCACCGTTCTGGCCTGAACCGCACTCCCTATCACCGTCAGCAACTCATCCTCTTCGGTGTAATCGTCCTCCAGCCGCAACTGGAGCTTAATTTCACTGAGTTTAAGCAGCATAAAAATCTCCATGCCCGCCAGATGACGGGCACAAAAAAACCGCTTACGCGGCATCTTTAACGGTGTTCTGTATTACGGCGCTTTACCCACCAGCGCTTTGATCGCCGCAGTGTCTTCCAGCACACAGTCGAAGCGATGGAAGGCCAGGAACGCGGTCTGATCATATTCAGCGTAGCGTTCAACCAGGCGTTTCAGCGTCATGTAGGCAACGCGGCGCACCACAAAGCGGTTGAAGTCCCCCAGGTAAATAAATTTTTTGCTGGCGGCGGCATTGTCGATGGCCTGATCGATAACATACGGAATGCCCAGAACTGTCGCCGGAGAGCCGCCGGTGATATCTGGCAGCCACAATGGACGGCCCTGCGTATCTTCCATTTGCTCGATGCTCTGCAGCGTCGCGTCATTGAACGCCCAGCGGAAAGATGGGCCGCCACGATACGCCGGATCGAGGGAGTGAATCAGCGAATTCATATCCTTCCAGTTGAACGCGGCCGCCGCAGAAGACTGAGTGGTGCCAGTTACTGAAGCAGCCAGGCCCTTAGGCTGAAGTGGTGTGCCAGCACCGGTTCCCTGAACGAGATATTTAGCCTCACCGCGGCCAATGCGCTGTGCAATACGGCCAGCTAGGTATGCCTCGATGTCAACGCCGCTGTCCTGCAGCAGTTCGTTAGAAACGCGGATGATTTTGGATGACAGCTTTTTGGCACCCAGGGTCGCCGTGCCGAACGTCACATCACCTTCAGTGGCTGCAGTGTTTTCAGCGAGCAGCTCGCCTTCTTCAGCAGTACCGTCAGATGTCGACCAGGTAATATCCTGACCGTTCGAGGTATTGAGAATCTGGGCAACACTTGCGATCCCGCCGTAAGCCTTCATCGCATCGATGATGGTGTTACGCATCTGGGTAGGTACGGTATAGCCACCCTTATCATCAGGGGTGGTGCCCTGAGCACGCAGCTCTTTAACCGCCTGGCGTTCTTCGGCGGTCAGTTCGCTGAAGCCGTGGCGCAGAAGGCGATCAAATGCAGCGGCGCGGCGCCCTTCGGCCTGCATCTCCGGGTTTTCCTGACGCTGGCGCTGTTCAGGTTCCTGCTCATTCACAAAAGTCTGATCGTGACGGCGCAGCTCTTCCTCACGGGCGATACGCTCATCGAGCGAGTCCAGTTCGGATTTTGAAGCGTTCCACTGGGTACGCTGTTCATCAGTCCAGGTGGCATCACCAATCTTGTCGTGCAGCGCACGCATGTCGGTGGCGATGGTGTTACGTTTCTGCTTCAGTTCGTGCAATTTCATGTTTTTTCCTTACGCGTTAAGAAGGGTCAGCAGGCGCTCGCGCGCCATTCGTTGGTTAATGGCTTGCGCCAGCGCGCCGCTGTCGCGCGCCTCCTGCCAGGCTTTCATGGATCGGATGCCGGAATCAGCCTCCTGATATGCCGGGTACGTCACCGGACTGACATCAAAGAGGCGTGAAAAACGGTTAATTTCGCGAATGACGATCCCCTCATCGTCCTGGTACCAGTGCTCGCCGTCATGGGCGATACGGAATGCGAAGGAAGACTGTGTGATATCGCCGCGCATCATCGGTGCCAGCACCAGATCGCGGATGGTCTGGGTGTCAGGTGCCGCGATGTCGTAGCGAAGCCCTTTATCATCGACGCTGACGCTCAACGTACCGGAAGCGCTGCGCCCGAGAATAAAGTTCGGGTCATGGTTAAACAGCCCGCGGATATCGTCACCCAGCACGTCATCGAAAGCGCCAGGCTTAATAATCTCGCGGAATCCCCAGAGGGGTTCGGAGCGGCTGTTAAACACCGATCCGTAACCGATAATGCGCGTGGGCTGCTCCCCCTGCTGTTCGGCACGGACCTCACCGCTGTAACAGCGAGTCTCGCGATCACTCATCGGTTTTTTCCTTTTCGGTTTTGGTGGTTTTGAAATCGTCCGCCGGGTTGGCGGCGTTGACGCTGACGAGCATTTCGTCCAAGCCGTCGACCGGGTTCATATCCTCGAAAGCGCGGGCTTCATTGCGGCTCATCCAGCCGTCGGTGATCGCAAAGTGGTAGAATTGGGCGCGTTCCTGCGGGGTGCCGCGTAACAGGCCCGTAAGGTTAAACCGGACGTAGTACCCGGCAGCCATCTCGGCGCGGGTAAACAGGCGACGGTTAAGTTCCTGCTCCCAGTTCGTCACCCAGGGCATCATCGAGTAGCGAACAAACTGAATGGCCTGCTGCGTGATGTTGCTGTAGGTGGCTTTTTCCAGGTCGTTGATCATGTGCGCCGGCACGTTAAAGATCCCGGCAATCATCGAGCGGTTGAGTTTTGACATGTCGATAATCTGGGCGTCAATCGGCGACACAGTCAGCGCCTTGTAGTCCAGATCCGCAGGCAACAGCATGGTTTTGTTTTCCTGGCTGCGTAACGCCTGTGACGCCTTCTGCCACTGCTCTTTAAGCCAGCCCCAGCTTTCTTTATTGAGTGCACTTTTAACGGACACGATCCCGGCCGGGCGGGCATTGCCGCTGAAGAAACTTTCCGTGTACTTCTGCCCGCTCATGCCCATGCCGATCGTTTCGGCGTGCTGCATCACCGGGCTGAGGCCCATTTTCTGGTTATTGCCCAGCGCCCGGATGTGGATCATGTCGTCCGGGCTGATGGCGAAGTTCCCCTCTTCGTTGTAGAGCCCGTAGGTATAGCGGCCGCCGGTATTAATCAGGGTCGTTTCCCACGGCATGCAGCACTCCAGGGAAGTGACTTCACCGCGGCGGCTGCGCTTAACCCGGGTATATCCGTTACCCCAGCCGAGGATGTGGCGTTGCTTCAGCTCGCGCCATTTATAGCTGGTCTGCCAGGTGTTCGGCTCATCGTGAACCAGGTAAAACACCGGATGATCCCGCGCCGGTTCGACCCTGCCGTTGTGTTTTCGCATGACATGCAGTGGCATCTGAGCGAGGTTTGAGGACAGGACGTAGATGCAGGCATACACTGCCGCCAGCTTCATCGCTGTTTCAGGGCTTACGTACACATCCGCCCTGAAAAGCCCATCTGTATCAACAGCATCACCGGTTATTGGCGTACCGGGATTTTCGAGCGATTCACTTCTGAACAGAGCATCAAGCAGCACGCTTCCCCCTTCTGGCCATAACCAGTGCCGCCGCCAGCAGGAGACCGCCGGAGAACATCAGTGCCGGAGCTAACCCGAACTGCAGGTAAAATCCGGACGTGAGCAGACCGTAACCGGCCAGCCCGATTACATCGGTGATAAGTGATTTCATAGAATTAAGAACTCTTCGTCTGGATCGAGAGATGAAAGGAAATCACCAGGCTCTTTGAGCATTGCCCGCCCGATCGCCATAATCAGCGCAACCGCGCCATCGATTTTGTTTTCGTTCTGCTCTTTGATGGGTTTAACCACATCGTCGTTGCCAGGCAGATACTTTCCGACGACATTACTGATACACCAGCTCATGATCGGGTTGCCGTCGTGATGAAAGCGTCCCGACTCAATGGCGGCTTCCAGCTCCTTCATCGGGTCAGACATATTGGTGTAGTTCTGGATGATAGTGACGGGGTTCAGTCCTTCATCGGCCAGATCGTGGGAAAGGCCAGTGGCGCCAAACGGGTCAATCGGTGACTCACTGACCGGGTTCAGCTTATTCGCCGCCTTAGCTTCTTCAAGGATGTAGCGATAATCCACCTCTGCCCCGTCAGTTACCGTCAGTAACCCCATCTCCACCCATTTCTGAAAACGTTCAGCAGTGCGGCGATCTTCGTTCTTTTCGACGCTGTAAACCGTGTCATACGGCACCCAGAACCGCGGCGCCACGCAGTAGTAATGCGTTTTCCCGTCAATCTCCCGGGTAAACAGCCGCGGCATACTGTTCATATCGAGTTTGCGCGCCAGATCGAACGCCAGGACGCAGGGTTGCCCCTCGAACTTCTCCAGGGTAAGCGTCTTGTCTTCGCAGTTCTGCCAGGACACCAGGTTGAAGAAGGCGGCCCGGGCAGCAACCCAGATATTGAGGTGCTTGGTTTTAAACACTCCTGCCTGCCGGGCGTTGTTCACGGCACGCTGTTGCTGGCTCAGCAGGAAATCGCGGTAGACCGACACCCCTATGTTCGGGTTTGCCTTCTCCAGCACCTTCGGATCGGTCCAGTCGTCGCCTTCATCGACCGTATAAATCACCCCGAACAGCTCCTCGTTGGGCACCGAGCCGTTCAGCATCTCAATCACTTCACGCCGCTTGTCGTAACACGGTCCCTCGATGTTGTAGCCCGCGGTGGTGATAGCCCACATCAGCGGCTGTCGTCGTGCGCCCATACCCGTCAGCATCGTGGTGTACAGCGCATCGGTCGGGTGTTCGTGATATTCGTCGACTATCGCGCAGTGCGGCGAGGAACCATCTCCGGGGTTACCAATCAGCGGTTCGAAGCGGGCACCGTCTTCCGGCCGGTTCAGGTTTGATGCATTGACCTCAATGCCGAACGCCTCCACCAGCAGCGGGGTGCGCTTGCACATCAGGCGCGCGGGCCGGAATACCTCCCACGCCTGCTTTTCCGTCGTGGCGCCAGAGTAGACCTCGGCACCGAACTCGTTATCACAGGTAAAACAGTACAGCGCCACGCCAGCAGAGATGGCAGACTTGCCGTTCTTGCGGGGGATCTCGGTGTAGACCTCACGGAAACGGCGAAGCCTCGTCCCCTTCTGGACCCAGCCAAAGGCGCAGCAGACGATGAAAAGTTGCCAGGGCTCCAGGGTGATCGGCATCCTCTTGAATGCCCACTCTCCCTTTGTATGCGGCAACAGCTGAATAAACTTCGCGGCCTTCTCCGCCATGTCTTTGTCAAAGCGGTACCGGAATTTACGGCTCTTCTCCTGAGCCATATCGTCGATATGGCGCTGACAGGCCTGGATGACATACTGGCACGCCGGGATCTTCCCCCGCACAACGTTGCGGGCGTACTGATTCGCGGCGTTAACGTTGGGGTACGATTTGCGGCTCATGCGTTAATCATCTTCAGGAAAGGGTTGGAGGTTTTCTTCTGGCCGGCGAGCCCGACCAGACGCTGGCGACTGCTGGGGTCGAGGCCCAGCATCGAACCGGTAGAACTCATCTCCGATTCCTGCTCTTTCTTCGCGGTCAGCTCAGGGTTCTTTATCTTGCCGCCCATTGCGCCCGTTATGGACAGACCTTCCACAGCGATATTCTTTACCGCCCGGCGCCAGAACTCATAAGCGACACACCAGCGCTCGAGCACGGCGAGATCGGTAACGCAGATCAGGCCCTGGCCGCATAACTCTTTTGTGGTCAGTTCCCACATAATCGCCGCAAGCGGTAGATTCTCTTCTTCAAACCAGTCCGGCGGTGCCACGCCCTTAATCGGGGTGAACACCGGCTCTTCTTTATTGAGGGCTCGCTTACCGGGGTTCCCGGCAAGCTCCTTGCGCGCCGTTGGCTTTGGGCGGCGCCCGGAACGCCCCGCCGTTCCAGCCATAAGCGACACTCCTGGTTAAATTTGATTTTTCGCGGGTATAAAAAAACGAGGAGGCGGGCAGTCCTGAAGGTGGTCGGCCGCAGGGATTTGACAACCCCCTCCCCAGCCTCGCCGCAAATGGTAATCACTCTCATTTGAGGCGGTCGCGCGCCGTCTTGCGGGCGTGGCATGACCAGCACAGGCTTTGCAGGTTCGCGTCGGCATCAGTGCCTCCGTGCGCCTTCGGGATGATGTGGTCCACGCAGGAGGCCGACTTAGCGACGCCTTGTTTCAGGTGGTCCTGACACAGCCCTTTGTCACGCTTGAGGATCCGCTCGCGTATGCCATCCCACTTTTTGCCGTAACCACGCTGGTGACGAGTCTGGCCTGGCTTATATTGCTTCCAGCCTTCACCCTTGTGCGCTTCACAGTAACCTGATGGGTCTGTAGTCGTTGAACGGCAGCCGCGAACGCGACAGGCCTTAGGTGTGCGTGGCGGCATAACGACTCCAATAAAAAAGCCCCGTGAAATCCCGGGGCTTAAGAAAGAAAATTGATTAAACGAGGAGGTTATAACTCCTCGAAATACCAAAGCAGGTTGCTTGCTATTTGATATTCCTGGCCTTTAGGCAGCGGCATATTGGGATTTACAACTACCCATTCGTACTCCGTCCCAGCGTTTACATCATCGCTATTCAGCTTTTCGCGAAGCTTATAATGAATAATGCGTTCAGGTTTCGCATGCTCTCCTTGAGCATACACTTCATATTTGTCGTTATCTTGACAAACGACAGTAAAAACTAATTTTGAATAAGCCACATCAATCTCCTTTAGCTATTTGGGCATCCCATATACCCACAAGGAGAATGGCACCTTTGTCCATGTAGTGGCAATAAATAGTGAGAGGTAACGTAACCTGCATCAAAGCATTATCGCAGGCACTTAGTGAATGCCTGCTGTAATGCCTATCCCCTACAGGGGGTATTTACGGTTTATCCCCTATAGCCATTACGATGGTTCTGCCCATGGTGATGGCAAAGAAAAACTGCCCGCAGGCGATTATTCAATAATTTTACTTACTAACTCTTGCTGAAGTTTAATTTTGAATAAGGCTATGCTTTCTCGATAGTTATTGCGTGCTTCAGAAAGAGCTTTTAGGTCTTCCTTTTCATCGGACAGATCAGGATCAAATCCATTAGCTATTTGGTTTGCTTTTTCTAGATAATTTCCGCAAAGGTTAAGATTTTCATGCAATTGAGGGAAATATATAGGTATAAGAACATGCAATCGATAAAAGGTGTCAGGGTCTGCAAAGGTTCTTATCAATTCATCTCTCTCAATTAAGCCAATATTACCCAGCATATACCGCCTATGAGCAGTCAAAAGGGCTCTGCTATGGTTTGCCCATCTCGTCGCACAAGAGAAGGCCTCCTCTCCTTTCTCTAACAGAACCCCTCTGCTTTCCTTACTTTTTTCATACTGAATTTTTAATTTCAGACTTTGATTGTTCTGTCTGTTGTTTAGCCAAGCACCGAGCAGGGCAAATCCTCCAGCTATCAAAGCAGAGAGTAATGCTGCGCCAGCAGCAATCAGGGCGGTCGCATTTTTATCGAACCATTCCAAATGACACCTCCTTTTATTGGAGAGGTCATTATCATGCATCTTTTACCAGCTTCGCAACGCTTCACAGTGTGGCTAACCGTGTTGTGCAGAGTGGGGAACATCATCAGGCACTCTGCTTTAAAGCGCCTGAGGCTGCTCACTTAACTGCGTTATACCAAGCCTGCCAGCGATACTTGTCCAGTCGCAGCTGGCGCAGGCATTGTGCAGTTTCGATATCGGCCTGCAGGTCTTCGTCGCTATTGGCGCCAGCATCACTTGCCCGGCACGGCTCCTGCATCAAATCCGCTGATGGAGTTGGCAGCGTCGATGGCACGCTGGCGCAGCTGCACAGCAGCATCGTCAAACTGGCACACAGTACGATCCGGAGACTGAACATATTTCACCACGTCGCGGGTAATGGTCCGGTAAATCACTTTGACCTCGGCCGTGGCCGCTGCGGCTTTCTCTTCTACCGGCTGGATGGCCTTCTCGGCTTTTTCCTTCTTCTTCGCCGCCAGCGCGTTGACATGGTCAGCGTGCGCACTCCAGCCAGAACGCCAGGCGATCGCCCCGGTGACAGAGACAGCAACCACCAGCGCCAGCAGAACGTATCGCAGCTTCATGACAGCGCCGCCTGGGCTCGACTGTAACGCACCTTGCGGTCAGCCAGGCCATTCTGACCGCCGTTGATGATCTGCGTGACGCGGACGATATCGCCGGAATACAGCAGGCAACCGCGTAACGCGAAGAACCAGGCTGCTGAGCGGGCAGCGTGCCGTTCCTGCACCAGCAGATCTGGCGTGCTGACCAGATCCAGTTTCAGTGCGGTACCGCATTTGGTGTAGTTCTCACGACCGGTGATCTGTAGCAGACCACGGCCGCGATATTTCCAGCCATCACCCTCAGCGACGTTCCCCATTCGGCCACCGTATACCAGGTTGGCAATCTGCGGCTGGTGGGCATTCTGTTTACCATCAACCCGGCCCAGCATCTCGCACTGGTACGCCGTAAGGCGCTTACCGAAAGTTTTCTTCAGACCATCGACCGAGTAGTTGAAGTTCTCCACCAGCGAAGTAAAACCAGCTGATTCGTGGCCCAGCTGTGCGATGAACATGGCCTGATCGTTAACTGCGGTGATGCCGAACTCTTTCATTGCCGCGTCGATATGCGGATACCAGCGCGCAGCTAACCCGGCGCTGATACCAGCCGCCTTCTGAAATTGTGTTTGGTTCATTATTGCCTCAGATGATCAACCAGGCGCGCAACGTTGCCTCTGACGGCCACCAGCACGGAAAGGAAAATGACGTTGGCCCCAATGGTGGCCCACGATGAATGAGGGTATATGCCGCACAGATAGGCTAACGGCACCGCGCTGTACGTGACTGTAATCAGCCATGCCAGGCGGGAAACCCACGGGCGATGACGCGAATCACCGCGACGGTAAAACATCAGGGTGATCACTACTCCGGCGCAGAGCAGCGCGTTGATAGTTGCTGTCGGGTCATTTAGTACCACCAGAACCTCCCCGGCGCGTTATCAGCGCCACCAGCGAGCCGACATCCTGGTTATTCAGGAACGTCAGGATTTTGACGGCTAATGCAGAAACAATAACGGCACCAATGGCGTCCAGAGGTTTATCGCTGTAGCCAGTCAGGTTAGCCAGCTTCGAACCCACCAAACCGGAACAGAGAATACCGGCGATATAAGACACAACGAAATATGCCATTCGGCGTGCCGCGCCCAGGTCTGCGGCTGTGGCGATGTAGAATACAGCCCCTGCAAACGCGCCAAACACCACACCGTAATCTGTCCCGGTCAGCAGTCCATAGACACTGGCACCCGTAAGGGCGCCACCGGTCAACCCAGTGCCGGAAATCGGATCGGACATTTAGCCCCCTCTTATTACCGTGAGTCCTCTCAGAAATGAGGGGAAATAAAAAGGCCGCCATATGGCAGCCAGTCTTGAATTGACACCGGGATATTTATCCACGCCCGGAACGTGGTTTCCTTGCTTTCCACAGACAAAGGAAACTGCTAAATTGTTTATTCCACAGACAATTTAAGGAAAGTACATGAGCAAACAATCGGTTCGTGTTCAGGACCACATGCCGCCTCGAATGCAGCCAAAACAACAGCCGAACCCAGCTCCGGCCCAAACGCCGAAAAAGTAACGGCTGTAAAAGAGAAATTAGCCAAATGGATCGAGAAGACCTGCTTTATCGAATTGAATACTCATATAACTTTGAGTCGATGTTCAGCAAAATTACGTGGCGTATTGATAAGTTGATATCGCTGATCCTTCTTATCCTTGGTTCTGCAGTTTTCTCAGGGGTTCAGGGGGCATTCTGGTTTGGTCTTGCGGTGGCGATATTAACAGCCATTCAGATGACCTATCAGTACGCTAAAGCATCAGAGCATTCTTCGGCGCAGAGTAGGGCATACATGAAACTTCTTACGCTTGAGTCGAGGTTTAACGATGATGAGTTGCTGGATAAAATCGTTGAGATTGAAGATGGAGACCACAAGCCATGGCTTGCTCTTTCCGATCTGGCAATAATCAGGACAAATATTCGAAAAGGATATGGGCCTGAGCATGATCCGCAACTACCCTGGCACATTAAAATTATCGGCTGGTTTGCCGGAGATTTACCTCGTCGGTAAACCTTTCGGGGCGATCAATGAGCAGAAAAGAAATAATTCCTAACCACGCAATTCCGCGGCCAACACCTAAGCCACCGCAACCACAGCCAAAGTGATTATCTTAACGCGACTCCGGTCGCGTTTTTTACCGTCAGCCCATGGGGGCAGGTTGAAATACTTGCTTGAATGTCACATTTTGTGCCCTTCCAGAAAGGGAAAAGCCCCGCGGTGTTAACCGCAGGGCTTGAAACGAATGCAATAACCCATCGTTGGGAAAACTCTACCCACATTTTTTGAAAATGGCAAGCATCCTGCCGCCATTAGCGTTAAATATGTTGCTATCTTGTGACTTCTCTCAATTTGCGCTCTGCGTGTGTTTCTTCCTGCCAGCACTTGGTTACCAGTTTATTGATCACATCTGCGAACCCGTTGTACCACTGATAATCGGTCATATCAGGTACCAGATAAGACACCCGGGAGCGTGCAAGCGTGGTCGGGAGCCTACTGAAACCTTTTCCATTGCAGCGGCCACACACCTTCTGCACCGGCACGCCATGTAAAAGGCTGCGCTTTTTATCGATCGCTACACCGCGGCCTGAGCAATCCCGGCATGCTGTGGGGATCTTCCCCTTGCCTGCGCAGTGCTTGCAAAGCTCCTCAACCGCCTCCCTACGAACTGTCGCCTCAAAACCTTTTACGCCAGGGTGCTTTACCACTTCGCGCATAGTGCTTGTCACACCTTTTCCATTGCAGTGGTGGCACTCGCAGCTGCTGGCCGCTGAACGCGCATAATCGCTATAGGCGAACTGTGCCAGGCAGAGAGCGATTTCAGATCGCGCCGCATCGCTCAGCTTTTTCATGGCCGGGTTATTCAGCGCCAGCGCATAATTCATAAGCCCCTTGATAGCTGGTTGTGGATCCTGAATCCCCATCTTCGCCAGGAATAAATTGAACCCCAGCGGGGCCTCGGCCTGCACCATGCCCTGGGCGGCCATAACATCGGAAATGGTTAGCGCGGCGCCGCCGGTTGCAGGCGTTTCGTCATTAAGTTTTGGTGACTTAGGGGAATAGTATTTAGGTAAAGATTCCAGATTCATCGCGTTCTCCACTCCGTCTACGCCAGTACGCCGATAGCCAGCGCCCGGTCTAATATTTTCAGCAGCAGCTCCGGCTGCGTGCCGTATTTCGCTTCAAATGCCACGGCGTCAGCGTGTAATTCATCGTGGTGCGCTCTGCACAGCGGGATCACGAACAAATCATGCGCTTTGGTACCCATCCCACCCATGCCGTGGCCGATCAGGTGGTGGGGGTCGTCTGCTGGTTTCTGGCAACACGCACAAGGCTGCGCCTTTACCCAGCGGGTGTACTTCTCGTTCTGCCAGCGTCGGCGCTTCGGCCTCAGCATGTAGGATTCCGGCGTCTCTGGATCCACCTGCAGCGCCAGCACCTTTTCAACGGCCTCCTCCACCATGCTGGTGGGCGGTACCGACGGCACAATGCCGGCCTCACGCGTCACCGACTGGAATTTCTCAGCCGGGATACGCAGGACCTTGCGTGCTACCGCCTCCGGGATGACGTGGGCCAGCTTATTGATCGTCAGCCACCAGCAAAGTTCTGGAAGAGTCACCGGGTGGGCATCATCGAAACCCAGACCGGCGCGAACAACCGACAATACCCAGGCTACCAGGTTCTTTCGTGCAATGCCCGACAGTTCGGCAGTAAATTGCTCTCGCACCCGGATATCACAGGCCCAGCACAAACGCAGCGCGCCGGGTGCATGCCGCATGGTGACCATTTCGTGATGGTGATAGTCGCTGTGGCGGTATTGGCAGCCAGATTCACGCATTAGCCAGGCCTCAAGGCATGACAGGCCACCAGCCCGCTGAATGACATCGGCATGCTCAAAGACAGGCACCATTAATGGGTCCTCTGCCAGCGGCTGGCCCGCCGCTGGAAGTTCGCCGGTTGGCAGGTTGGCCAGGCGCTCCGGCTCGTTCTCCAGCAGAATGCGCCCTCGATGGAAATGCGGCATGAGTTCAGGACCAGGCCGGAAAGCCACGATCCCGAACTCTTTTACGACGACAGGGGTTAATAACGCTCTCACAGACACCTCAATGCACAGTTTCGAGCAGGCGCAACAGCTCCTGAAATTTTGACTCGAAGAAATGCGGCTGCGTTTCACGCGGGTTCGCCGGGCTGGTGATATTTTTCCCGTACATGCATCCCTTCGCAGTCATAGCCCAGAAGCGCTTAACACCATTCGGACCCGAACGGCTGCGACGCTCCTTATGCTCGACGATCCCCAACTTGGCCAGCTGCTGGTAAGCCACCGTTGCCGACATTCGGATCCCGTTAGCTTTGAGCAGAGCGCTCAGCGACTGCGTGGGGCGACTGGAACCATCAGGCGCACCGGCTGGTGCGTCAATGGCGTACTGCGGGGCGAGGTTCGGCAGACCAACGGCATCCTGCAGCTTCTGGCATGCACCGAGAACAGAGGAATTGGAGAGGTTAAGAGATCTCTGCATAAAATCGAGCAGGATGACGCCTGCCTGCATCTTATCTGCCGCCTGGCTCTGAAGAGTGGCAGGCTGATTTACAGCGGCATCAAACGTACGGATCACCCTCAGGCTAAACTGCGGGCTGATCCACATCGCGTAGGAGTAGACCAACTCTTTACAGACGTAGCTGCCCTGCTCTTTGCCGCCGCGGATAACGCTGACCGGGTCCGGCGTTTCCGAGTTGCTAATTTGCAACTCGCTTATTAGTTGTTCAGTTTGCTCGTTGCGAAGCCAGAACGCTGGCTTGTGCTTATCCTGAGCACCAGCAGCACGATGAAGATCGTTAAGGCAGTGACGCCCAAAAATATCACGGCGTACGGAAACGCCGTCAATTACGAGTAATTGACTCATTTTGTTCTCCACTGATTGTATTGCGAGAGGCCTGCACGCCCGCTTCGCTTGCACTTTTTGACATTACTGCTGATTTGCATAATTTTCAACATCCCCCTGTCTATGCATACAGGCCGATCGTTATCTCAACCTTGCCCTTGGGCGTTACCGGCCCCCATTCCACCAGCATTCGTTTTATCTGGCTGTCGTCCTCCCAGATACCCGCATGGGTCAGCGCGTCAAACAGCGCTTTGTTGTAGTTGTCGATGTCGCGGCGCCGCGCGTCTGGCGGGAAAAGAACGATCTCCACTGCCGCTGGCGCGCTGCTGGGCTTCGGTAATCTGCGCAGTTGCTCAATGATCGCAGCGCAAGCATCGCTCTGGTACGCACGCCCTTTGGCGCTGATGAGGTGGCGTCCGGCCAGCGGCCCCTTATTCGGGGCGCGCCAGTAGGTGTTTACGCTCGGAGGGAACGGCAGCACCAGTTTCATTTGCCCTCCGGGATCAGCTGCGATGGCTGGCTGTTGATTTTTATGCCGCGATGCGCGCCCGGGACTATCGTTATTGTCTCTTTGCGCTGCAACGCACGTAACTGCAGGGCGGCCGCATTCGGCGACACAACTCCCATCAGGCGGGACAGCTCTGAAATAGTCGGCGGATAACCGTGCTCGCTCTGATATTTCACCAGCAGATCGAAAACCTCCTGCTGGCGCACCGTTAATGCTTTATTAACCACTCCTCCCCCCTACAGAACCGCAACGACATCGCTGACGGTTTCGCGTGTACTGGATTTACTGGATATCGCGCGCCGGGCGCGGACGTAGTTGAGTTCAAAGCCGTGCTGCTGGAACAGATCAATAATGCGGGGCGCCGATGAGTTGCTGATCACCACCCGGGCACCGCGCTGATGGGCGGCTACACAACATTCCGCCAGGGTGACCTGGTCTTCCCAGCTAAAACCGCCTGGCGCATAACTGGTGAACCCGCTGGTACCAGGCAGCGGCTCATACGGTGGATCGCAGTAAACAACATCGCCCTCGCCAGCCAGAGAAAGCGTGCGGCGGAACCCGGCATTCATGAACACGCAGTTGCGCGCCAGCGCAGTGAACGCCTCGATCTCTTTTTCAGGGAAATATGGATTGGGGTATTTGCCCCAGCCAACATTGAACTTTCCGGCGAGGTTGTAACGGATCAGCCCGTTGAAGCAGTGCCGGTTCAGGTACAGGAAAGCTGCGGCGCGTTCCGGCCCGGCCAGCATCTGTCCGTTGAAATCATCGGCGACTTCGGCATACCCGGCGGCGCTGTTTTTGGTGCTGAACAACAGGCGGGCGTGATGAATCATGACGTCCGGTACCACTGCCAGCATCTGGTAAAGGTGGATCAGGTCCGCGTTAACGTCCGCAAGCAGGAAAGAGTCGTGCTTACGGGAGTTGATGAACACCGAGCCACCACCAACAAACGGCTCAATCAGGCGCTGCCCTGCGGGGATCAGGCGGTCGATATCAGGCATCTGGTGGTATTTGCCACCAGCCCACTTGAGGAACGGGCGCTGCCAGGTTCGCGGTGACGGCGATTCAGCTGGCAGTGTGGCTGCAATACCGTCACAAACTGATGCGCATCTCATCCGTTCACCACCCGGAAGCCTTTGGCTCCCTGCGAATAATCGGTGCCGACATAGCTGGATTTAAAAAGCGGATCCTCTTTGATGCCGGAACTTGCTGGAGTCATCCAGTCGTCTTCGTAGTGCCTGTCAGGACCGAAGAAGGTTTTGGCCTGTTTGACGAACTCGGTACCGGTCTTGCCTGTTTGAGCAACAAACCCGGCATAACGCTTAACGCCCTCCAGCATGGCGAGAGGCGAAACGCCTTCGCGAACACGGGCATCCCAGGCTTTCAACGCAGCGCTTTTCGAGTTACCACCTGCCCGCTTCGGATATAACGACCAGGCCAGATCAAATAAGTTTTCATTGACTGGTTCATTGACTGGTTCAGAGAACTGACTGGTTCCGGGTGCAGCTCCTGCACCACTAACCGGTGCAGCAGATTCACCACCTGGTGCAGGAGATTCACCACCCGGCGCAGGACGTGCACCAGAGGGTGCAGCATTTGCACCACCGGGAAGGTTAAGTTTGTAAACGTTGGTGCGGTTCAGGCCGGTAGCCGCCTTGCGGACTTCAACCGATACCAGACCATCCTCAACCAGCTTCTTGATATGGTTTTGCACAGAGCGCTCTGATATCTCGCATTGCTCTGCGATATAGGGAACGGAGGGCCAGCATTCGCCCTGATCGCTGGCGTTATCGGCTAGTTTGATCAGCACGAGCTTGCGCAGCGGGTTACCCACTTTTGCTTTCATGGCTCTGACCATTAATTCCATGCTCATCTGGACCTACCTTAACCCTGCTAAATTTTTCCCTGAACCCCTCAAGAGGCTGCATGCATTCATGCTCGTAGCCTTTTCGCAGGAAGATAACTTGCCGCCGTTCGCGGTCGTATCCGATGACATTGACTTCGACTCCTCGGTAGTCTCGGTAACGCCGATCAAGAGGTTCCATGCTTTACGCCCCTGGTCATTCATTGCTGCAAATGCCCCTACCACGTCACTCGGTGACTGGTAGTTGTGGGTACCGTCGGCTGTTTGTATTCTTTCCACATAGCCGAACGGGGCATTTCGTCCTACCAGCGGCGGGCAACGGAATTGCTTAGCTGGTCTGAATCGGTTTAAACTGTTCATGCGTTAGTTTCTCCACTGATACGACACGCCACGACGCCCGGAGCTGCACACTCGCGGGCGTCATTTCTTTTGGCTTTTCTTACGGCTGAACAATGCGACGATTGCGCGAATTTCTTCTTCACGCGCAGCCAGATGGCGTCGGTGATGTTCGTGAATTTCTTCTGCTTCATGTGCTTCGATTACCCCATCTTCCAAAGCAGCCTGGATAATTTGATCTACGCGCCCGCGCGCAGCTGCTGTACGCATGGCTCGAGTAAAAAGGTCCACACGGTCGAGATCATCAAGCTGAGGCACATCCACCAGCAGCGCGCCGCGGCGTTGAGCGAAGTAATCGGCCAAAAATGAGGTGTTCGAAATATCCTCCATAGCCTCCAGCTCGTTTACTTCAAAGAAGCGGCAGCCGTTCTTCTCGTACAGGTTGTTGTTGAATTGAGAAAGCTTCATACCCAGAGCGCCAGCCATCGCTTCACGCCCGCCTGGATAGGCTTTGCACATCGACTTAACTACATCTTTCAAACTTTGCTCTACCATGTTGTTTTTCCTTTGGTAGTAATCAGATTGCTGTGTTTGCATTACGATCACCCTTGCCTGCTACGTCATCAGATGCTTGATAACGACTCGGGTATAAAATGTGCAACTCACTGATCTCTCCTTCAAAGAACTTGGCAAGACGTTCCGCCAGTTCAACCGAGGGGACTTGCTCACATCTTTCAATGCGGCTCAACGTTGCTGGGTCAACCTGTACGCCAGTCGCAACATGCAACAAGGTCATACCGTGCGATTTACGCAATTTTCTTAACGGTGATTGCATAATACCTCCTTTATTTGCGTATTACGCATGTTATTGCATGTTAGCGAATTGCGCAAGTTGCTTTGCATGAGACGCAAAAACAACATGTAATGGGCGCATGAATATAGGATCTCGCATACGACAACTTCGCCTGGCGAAGAATTTAAAAATCGCAGAGCTTGCAGAGGCTGTGGGGGTTGATGCTGCCAATATTTCCCGCCTCGAAACGGGTAAACAAAAGCAGTTCTCAGAACAAACACTTAACAGACTTGCTCACGCTTTAAGCGTCAGTGTCCCAGACCTATTTACCTCTGCTGAAAATGATACTACTGTATACATAAACAGTGGAAGCGATACACCAGTCAGTAAGACTGCTGATGTATACAGAGTCGAGGTACTTGATGTGAGCGCAAGCGCCGGGGCAGGACATATTCAGGGTAGCGATGTCATAGATGTCATCCATGCTATCGAATACAGCAACGACCAGGCATTAGCTATGTTTGGCGGCAGAACGTCGTCTGGAGTCAAGGTCATCAATGTTCGTGGCGACAGCATGGCTTCTACCATTGAACCAGGTGATCTCATCTTTGTTGATGTAAACATTAATGAATTTGATGGTGATGGCATATATGTGTTTGGTTTTGACGGCAAAGTTTATGTTAAGCGCCTTCAGATGATTCCAGACCAGCTGCTGGTTATCTCAGACAACCCTATGTATAGAGAATGGAACATTACGAAGGATAACGAGCATAGATTTTACATCTACGGAAAGGTTTTGATCAGCCAGTCACAATCCTTCAAACGCCACGGATAGAAAGCCTCCCACAAATAAAGACTTCATATGAGGTCTTTTTTTTGCACCTATAAATTGCGTAATATGCATTTTATTACTTGCGTTACTCGCAATTTATGATTATCTTGAAATCAGCCGCATATGGCATATGTGCCAGCGGCCCGATATCACAACCTAAAACCTGTAAAAGCTGCGTTGCTGTCTTGGCGGCATCTGTCTCTACCCGTGAGGATGCCGCAATTTTTTTACGCAACACACAAGAGCATCACCGTAGCGACGGCTCATAACCCAATCGCACGGGCTGTTCCACCAGCAGATGCTCTTCTGTGTTGTGTGGAGAAACTAACCTGGCGGCCGGTGCAGATGGCCGCCACGCTCTGAGGAGAAAGTAATGTCTACCCCGTTCTTCAAAAACCTACTGATCTACCGCCTCAGCCGTGACATTGCCCTCGTTCAAGACGGCAAGACAGAGGAACTGGCGCGCCAGCTGGAGAGCTTCCAGTTTACGCCGTGCGGCAGCCAGGATATGGCAAAGGCCGGCTGGGTGCCGCCACTGGGCCAACATTCTGATCAGCTTTTTCATCTGGTGAATGACCAACTGCTGCTCGTTATCCGCCGTGAAGAAAAGATTCTGCCAAAGCCGGGGATCGCAGAAGAGCTGAATAAGAAGGTGTCCAAGCTGGAAACTGATCAGGGTCGCCGCCTCAAGAAAACTGAGAAAGACTCCCTGCGCGATGAAGTGCTTCACTCCCTTTTGCCGCGAGCTTTTACCCGTAGCAGCATGATCCGCATCTGGGTGAACCTTAACGCCGACATGGTGATGGTCGATACATCGAGCGCTCGCCGCGCCGAAGACTCACTGGCGCTGCTCCGTAAAACGCTTGGTTCCCTGCCCGTCGTGCCGTTGACCATGGAAACCCCTATCGAGATCACCCTCACCGAGTGGGTGCTTAACGCTTCAGCGCCATCAGGTTTTGCGCTGGGCGATGAGGCCGAGCTGAAAGCAATACTGGAAGATGGCGGCATCGGCCGCTTCAAAAAGCAGGAACTTTCCAGCGACGAAATCGCCACTCACCTCGATGCCGGCAAGCTGGTAACTGAGCTTTCGCTGGACTGGCAGCAGCGCATTAGTTTCGTGCTGAGCGATGCCGCCGCGATTAAGCGACTCAGATTCGCCGACGAGCTGCGCGACCAGAACGACGACATCGATCGGGAAGATGCCGCCGCGCGCTTTGATGCTGATTTTATCCTGATGACCGGCGAACTGACCGCCCTTCTCAACAGCCTGACGACAGCGCTGGGCGGCGAAGCCCAACGATAACCCCTAAATAGTGGCCTGCCCCATGTCTATGGGTTGGGTTGCTGCAACCAAAAATCAGGCGCGGTGCAGCGCGTAATAATGGAGAACACGTAATGTCATATATTCAGACACTATCCGGGAAGCATATTAACTACCTCAATATTCATCACGAAGATATCGTGATCGAGGACATTGCCACCGCCCTTTCTCACATCTGCCGCTTTGCCGGCCACCTGCCGGAGTTCTACAGCGTCGCGCAGCACTCGGTGCTGGTCAGCCAGCTGGTTCCCGCAGAGTTCGCGCTTGAAGCGCTGCTGCATGATGCTGCTGAAGCGTATTGCCAGGACATCCCGGCGCCGCTGAAACGCCTGCTCCCGGATTACCAGCGTATCGAGGCGTATGTCGATAGCGAAATCCGTGCGAAGTTCGGATTACCGACCCACCAGCACGATACAGTGAAGTATGCCGACCTGGTCATGCTCGGTACCGAACGCCGGGATCTGGATATCGACGATGGTACCGAGTGGCCGGTGCTCGAAGGCATCCCAACGACCGACCTGTTTACCGTCATACCGCTTCGCCCACGTCAGGCTTATGGTCTGTTCATGGCCCGGTTCAACGAACTGACGGGGATCCACAAATGCGCCTGACCAATATTCAGTTAATTCACGCCGCCCACCACGCTGCACGCTATTTGCCGAAAGCATCAGCAGAACTGGTAAGGGAGCTGGCCACACGACTGGATGTTGCACTGGTGGCGCAACGCGAAACAGCGAAGCTTCGGAATGAGCTGGCTGCAGAGAATGCGGGGCTGAATGAGAAAATGAACAAGCTCGCCACCTGGCCGGGCATCGAGTTTTATTCCTCCGCTTGGGAATTCAACAGAGGTGACGGCGATACCGCCCTTGAATTCATGTGCGATGTACAAACCCCGGCCACAGACGCCTTCTTGGCTAAAGTGCGTGTGCAAGGTGTGAAAGTGACGCTCCCCACTGGTTATTCAGTTCGCCCGGGTCATCCGATTAACGAAGCAGAACGCGGCGTCATGATCCCAAAAGATAACGGCCCGTGGCTTTCTCGTCACGATGTTGAACATGCTTTGCGGGTAGCTGGAATCCGCATCAACGGGGAGGATTGAGATGGCTAAGTCGCCAATGAAACTCATGCTGCGCGCATGGAACAAAGAGCTGAAAAACCCAGAATGGGGCATGGGTAACCGGAAGCACCGGAAAGCCTGCGCTCGTGATTTTGCAGGAGCCAGCATTGAAACCGATGCTGATATCCCAAATCAGGCCGAGGCAGATGACCGCCTGGCGGAAGAACTTACTTACTGGGCGGACTAATCCATGACTAAATTCACCAATAAGCAGTTAACCGATCAGGCGCGTGAAGAGGTTGATTTCTGGCGCGAGCGTGACGAGCTTATTCCGTCTCAGCAAACAGCTATACGCCTGCGCCTGGCTGAAATCGCGATGGCGGCATTGATGACACCGGAGCCGGAGCCGGTTGCTGATGTAGTAGCCTGGTCATCTCCGAGCGAGGAAAGGACCTGCGATATTCGCTGGCGCCGACATGATGTTAAGCCGGGTCCGTTATACACCGCCCCGCCCGCACCGGTACTGATAGACGAACGCGCAGCATTCAACGCATGGAATAACGATGAAAATCTGCCCATTGCTGGGGTCGGTGCCAAAAATGCTGCATGGCTGGCTTGGCAGGCCCGCGCCGCCATGCTTCAGGGTGCCGAGCCTACCAACCAGCGTGATGAGTTGCCAATGCAGCCACTGGTAATGGATGCCCATGGCACTCTGCGATTTAAAGAAAATCCGATCGTCAGGAAGTTGCTGGATTACGCCGCTGAGCCTGGTTATGGACTCAATGAGATAGCGCGGGCGCAGTTCGATGCAGAAGACCAGATGCAACTGGCCCAACTCATTGGCTACAGTCTGTCAGGATACGGAACACTTTCTTATGTGACAGATAAGTCGTATGACCGCGCAGCTGCAACAGCACCGCAGCAGGAGGATCCGCAAATAAAAAAGTAAACCGATGTGGTAGTTGTTGTGACTGGTTCCGCAATGGTGGCGGGACCTGTATTTTCAAAGAATGACCGGGTGCAGCCGGTAAAGTGGAGAGCAACCCATGAGCGATCGTTTCCTGACTGATGAGGAGCTGGCAGAGGCTACAGGATCACCACAAAAGTCTTTGCAGAAAGAGGTGCTTGAACTTAATGGTATTTATTTCATTGAGAGGCGAGATGGTTCTATCAAAACCACCTGGTATCACATCAACCACCCGATTCATCGGCTCGTGCCACCAGCAGGGTTCCCGCCCTCTAAGGGCATGAACTTTGACGCTATAGAGAGTTGATATGGGACGCAAACGCGCACCTGGGAACGAGTGGATGCCAAAGGGTGTTTTTTTTCGCCCTTCTGGCTATTACTGGAAACCCGGCGGATCTACAGAGAAACTGGCCCCCGCGAACGCAACGAAAGCTGAAGTCTGGGTGGCCTATGAGAAGGTAGTCGAGGGCCGTAAGAATCGCCTACTGTTCAAGCAGCTCTGGCAAAAGTTTTTGGCAAGTGCTGACTTCTCTGATCTGGCACCCCGCACTCAGAAAGACTATCACGCTCATGAAAAATACATCCTGGCTGTGTTCGGCGAAGCTGAAGCCAAGTCGATAAAGCCTGAGCATATTCGTCGTTACATGGATGCAAGGGGAAAGAAAAGCCGAGTTCAGGCCAACCATGAGCATAGTTCAATGTCACGCGTATTCCGTTGGAGTTATCAACGCGGGTATGTTCCTGGTAATCCTTGTGTTGGTGTAGACAAATACCCCAAGCCGCAGCGTGATCGCTATATCACCGACGAAGAGTACGTCGCGATCTTTGAGAGCGCTACGCCAGCTGTACGTGCTGCTATGGAAATTGCTTACCTGTGCGCAGCGCGTGTTTCTGATGTTCTGAAAATGGATTGGAATCAGATAATGGATAAAGGAATTTTTATTCAACAAGGCAAGACTGGTATTAAGCAGATTAAGGCTTGGAATGACAGGCTGAGAGCTGCGGTGGAAATATGCCAGCCTTGGGGTAATGAAGGAGCAGTTATAAGGACGATGTACGGAGAGCGGTATTCTTATAAAGGTTTTAATGAAGCCTGGAGGAAAGCGCGAACCGGCGCCAGCGAAAAACTTGGACGGGCTCTGGATTGCACCTTCCATGATCTCAAAGCTAAAGGAATATCAGATTACGAAGGATCCAGTAGAGAGAAGCAAGTTTATAGTGGTCATAAGACCGAATCGCAGGTGCTGGTTTACGATAGAAAGGTTAAAGTAAGTCCGACATTAAACCGAAAAATGTGACCATCAATGCCTGATTTTTTCTCAACGGATTTTCTCATTTTTTCTCATTGGGATCTCGATCGTTGAAAGGAAATCGGGTAAGTGATTGAATAATGGCGGAGAGAGGGGGATTTGAACCCCCGGTAGAGTTGCCCCCACTCCGGTTTTCGAGACCGGTCCGTTCAGCCGCTCCGGCATCTCTCCGTTTTGACGGTTGCCATCATGCCGGGGAATTTGGCATTTTAACAGACCATAACCGTTCAATTTTGTTCAAGTGACGAGTTTGCGAGCAAAGCG